TTCTAAAAGATGAAAGTAAGAGTTTAAAAGGTAAGGCATTTGCAAATGGCGGTAAGGTAGATTTCAAAGGAAGCTTTTAGTGGCAGAAGAGCGAACACCTCTGGCAGCGTTAGTAGATTCTGGTATTAATCCAGAAGTAGACGCGGATGCAGCAACAGTAGAGATAGCTGTTGATACACCGCAGGAGTTTGAGGGTGGTGCCGAAGTTATAGACGACGGGCAGGGCGGTGCCATCGTTCAAGCTCTTATGGAACAGCAGACAGAGGTTATGGCTGAGCCATACGATCACAACGCAAATATAGCGGAAGCTCTTGATGAAGGAACCCTTGGTGAGTTGTCCTCTGATTTACGGGCATTGTTTGATGAAGATCAAGAATCACGCTCCGAGTGGGAGAATACCTATACACAAGGGTTGGATCTGCTTGGAATGCAGTATGACGATAGAACGGAGCCTTTTGAGGGGGCGAGTGGGGTTACACATCCGTTGATATCCGAGTCTGTCACGCAGTTCCAATCACAGTCGTACAAGGAATTATTACCGTCTGGTGGGCCTGTTCGTACACAGATAATAGGTGCGGAGACACCCGAAAAAGAGGCACAAGCTGCCCGAATAAAAGAATTTATGAACTATCAGATTACGGAAGTTATGGAAGAGTTTGATCCCGATACGGATCAGATGCTGTTCTATCTGCCTTTATCTGGTTCTACGTTTAAGAAGGTATATTACGATCCTACAAAACAACGAGCCGTATCTAAATTTATTCCCGCCCAAGATCTAGTGGTGCCCTATTCAGCGAGCGACGTACAAACAGCACCAAGAGTCACTCATGTCCTACGCATGAATGAGAATGAACTGCGGAAAATGCAGGTAGGCGGGATCTATCTAGATGTCGAGTTAAGTTCTGGTGAAGAAGAACCCGACACAGTTAAGGAAAAAGTAAATGAGATAGAGGGACTATCTAAGAACTACTCAGAAGATACACATACGATACTGGAGTTTCATGCGGATCTTGATATTGAAGGATTTGAGGACATGGGTGCCGATGGAGAGCCTACTGGAATCAAGTTACCCTACATTGTGACGCTTCATAAAGAAAGTGGAGAGATACTAGCTATACGTCGTAACTATGCTGAGAACGATCCACTAAAAAGAAAGAAGCAGTTTTTCGTTCATTATAAATTCTTACCTGGTCTAGGGTTCTATGGCTCTGGACTTATACATATGTTGGGTGGGTTAGGTCGAGCAGCTACAAGTATCCTTAGACAATTAATCGACGCAGGGACACTGGCTAACCTACCCGCAGGCTTCAAAGCTAGAGGTGTGAGGGTACGAAATGATGACGAACCGTTACAGCCGGGAGAGTTTAGGGATATAGATGCCCCTGGTGGAAACATTAGGGATGCTATTATTCCTCTTCCTTACAAAGAACCCTCCGGTACGCTAGCTACTCTCCTGGCTTCCCTTGTTGATAGTGGTAGACGCTTTGTATCCATTGCTGATGCCAAGATAGGCGAAGGAGGGCAAAAGAACGCCCCTGTGGGCACGACTGTGGCTCTGTTAGAACGTGGTATGAAGGTCATGTCGGCAATTCACAAACGGCTTCACTACGCACAGAAAACAGAACTCAGACTGCTTTCTACCATATTTGCGGAAAATCTACCTCCCCTCTATCCGTATGAGGTCGCAGGGGCACAACAGCAAATAAAGGCGACAGACTTCGACGCTAGGGTCGATATTCTGCCCGTCAGTGACCCAAACATCTTTTCTATGGCTCAGAGGGTCACATTAGCTCAGACACAGCTACAACTGGCTCAATCTAATCCTCAGATGCACGACCTAAACGCAGCGTATAAGAGGATGTATCAAGCACTGGAGATACAGAATATTGATGAGATACTGCCTCCACCTGCACAGCCACAACCAACAGATCCCGCTATAGAGAACGCTAGAGCACTTAGTGGTCAGTTATTACAAGTATTTCCAGAGCAAAGTCACGACGCACATATTCTTGTGCATACGACATTCATGCAGACACCTCTTGTTGCCACGTCACCTACCGTGATGGGCACGTTTTACGCTCACCTACAGGAACACATAGCGTACAAAGCAAGAGCACAAGTAGAACGAGAGGTCAATGAGGCTGCACAAGGACTACAGCAAGGAGTGCAAGAGGGTCAAGTTGATCCTATTACTGGACAAGTATTCATGAACGAATTAGAATCTCAGAGTAACGATCCCGCTTCCATTGAGGAAAGGGTTGCTCAGATAGAAGTACAGCTAATGAAAGAAGTCATGGCTGCCGTCGCTCCACCACAGCAGGTGCAAGAAGATCCACTCGTAAAGATACGAATGCAAGAACTGGCTATCCGCGAACAGCAGGCGAAGAGTGATGCTGCATTAGACCAGGCAAAACTACAGCTTGAGCAGATGAAACTGCAACAGAAAGCTGCCACCGACGCTGCAAGAATGGAATTGCAGGAAGAAGTCGCTGAAAACCGAAATGAAGTAAACAGAGAACGTATAGACGTACAGAGACAGTCGGCACAACGTAGAGGCTAAAATGTTCGATCCCGTTACGATCTCGGCAGCCGTCAGCACGGCTTCCGCGGCTTTCGCGGGGATAAAACGTGCTTTTCAGGCGGGTCGTGATCTTGAAAGTATGACTCAGGACCTCTCCAGATGGATGGGGGCGGTTAGTGATGTTGATGCAGCACACAAGTCTGCAAAGAATCCGACTATGTTTCGTAAGGTATTTAGTGGTGGGTCAATAGAGCAGGAGGCAATAGAAGCCTTTACTGCTAAAAAGCGTTTGGAAGAACAACGCTACGAGCTACAGCAGTTTATAAAGTTTACACACGGAACAGCAGCTTGGGACGAACTATTGCGGATGGAGGGTCAGATACGGAAGCGTAGACAGCAGGAGATATATGATAAAAAGATATTTAGAGAAAAGGTTATTGGGATTGTTGCGGTGGTCGTTGTGTCTATTGTTGGCTTGGCTATTCTTGGTCTTTTTACTTACTCCCTTATGGGCGTGGACAGAGGATGGTGGGTATCGAACTAGGGACAAATGTGTTCGTAAACAAGGTGGTCAGGACACCTTTGAGTGGCTTTGCACTAATGGATATGTGATATATCTAGCACAATCAGACAATATTAAGAACTGTTACACATGCTTTTTGAAGAGGTTTAGCGACTGGACGTGGGAGCAAGAGAAGCGTTTGGGTATGCGAGAAGACCCAAAATACATTACTTGTAGACGCTATAAAAGAAGGAGAGCTAAGAACGGACAACATGTTTGTCTATACAAAGGAGCAAATGACACTTATACTCTGGTTGTAGAGGGACAATGCCCCGTGGAATATCAGTGTAAATACGAACCCGGTGGGACAGAACCAAACATTGACAGCGTGGTAGATTCTCTCAACGAAAGTTTTAAGAGGTGAAGATGGCACAAAAAAAACTAGAAAAAGGCTCTGTGTGGGAGAAAGCTGATGCTAACGGTGATGGTATAGTATCCGATCAAGAGATGGCTATGCGAGAGCGTATGGTTCTCTTGGAAAACAGAGACAAGAAAGAAGATCAACAACGCTACATCGTTTGGTTTTCGGCATTGACGGTAACGGCTTTTATAGGTGTATTAATGACACCACTTGTTCCTATAGATAGAATTGATCATCTTTCAGGGATAGCTGAAATATGGGTATTGTCTAACATGGGCGTGATTGGCAGTTTTATTGGTTTCAATCAACTAGCAAAAAGAAATGGCGAAGAAAAAAGACCCCATTAAAGGCACTGGAAAGAAGCCAAAAGGCTCTGGAAGGAGGTTATATACAGATGAAAATCCCAAAGATACAGTCCCTATTCGATTTGCCACTGTGGCAGATGCCAAGAGAACTGCTGCGAAGGTTAAGAAGATTAATAAGCCGTATGCTCGAAAAATTCAAATCTTGACAGTTATGGAACAAAGAGCGAAAGTAATGGGTAAAACACAAGTTGTTAATGTGGCGAAGAAAGCAAAAGAAAGTTTAAGGAAAAAACATGGCAAAGAAAAAGCTAACACCTAAACAAATGCAGATTGCGAGAGTGGCACCACCACGAAATAAAATTACGGGTGCTGACTTTAAAAAACTCAAAAAAGGCAAGAAAGGTAGGAAAGCATGATGAAATACCTACAAAGGCTTTGGTGTGCTATTCTAAACAAGCGGTGTGAGGTTTGTTTGTGTGGTGAGAAAAAGCCTGCCAAACGGGGAAGACCCAGAAAAAAATGATACAAGCATTAATAGGTTCTATTGGTAGCCTTGCGTCTTCTTATCTAGAAGGCAAAACCGCTATACAAAAGGCAGAAGCCACTATTCGCATGAAAGAGGCTACTGGAGAGATTGATTGGGATCTTGCAGCAATGCGAGCATCACAGTCTTCATGGAAGGACGAATGGTTGACCCTGCTTTTTAGTATTCCTCTTGTGCTTAGTTTTTGTGGGGAGTGGGGCAGAGGCATAGTATCCGATGGGTTTGAGGCTCTTGCGGGTATGCCTCAGTGGTACCAGATCGCGTTAGGAGCTATCGTAAGTGCGAGCTTTGCCACAAGGTCGGCTTCGAAGCTGTTTAACATGAGGAAAAAGAAATAGATTCCATCAAGTGCGATGTATGCGGGCACGACATGGAGAACGTCGAAGGAAGTATGCGGTGTAAATATTGTCAATACTTCTATGACATGAACAAAGAGTGGATTGATTTTGTCCACAAAGAAAAGGAGAAAGAAGATGTTCAAATTATCTCAGAGAAGTTTCCAGAAACTGGTGGACGTAGACGAACAACTGGTGGAAACAGTAAAAAAGGCTATTGAACTGACGAAAATCGACTTCGGAGTGATCTATGGGGTTCGTTCTTTGGCAGAACAGGAGAAGCTTTTTAATTCCGGCCGCTCCCAGACTATGAAGTCAAAACACCTTATTCAAGAAGATGGTAAAGCTCATGCCGTCGATTTAATGGCTTACCAAGACGGAGAGCCATGTTGGGAAATCCAGGTCTATGATGAAATAGCCGATTCTATGAAAGAAGCAGCCGTTAGGACAGGTTTGAAATTTCGTTGGGGCGCGGCATGGCATATAGATGACCTTCGTGATTTTGAGGGTACAGCCGAAGAGGCGATGAACGAATATATAGATTTACGTCGCTCTCAGGGTCGTCGTCCATTCATTGACGGACCTCATTTTGAAAAGAATTGAGGAGAGTTTGTATGGATGTTGTTGACTTTGCTAGATATTTATATAATAAATTTGAGGAGAGAGAGAAAAATATTGCACAAGATCTTGTGTTAGGGAACATAAAAGATTGGAATCAATATCAACATTTAGTAGGAGAGGCACGGGGACTCTCACTTGCTAAAGAAGAAATTAAGTCCCTGCTGGAGAATAACGTAGAAGATGCCGAGCAAATTATTACTTCCTGACTTTTATAAAGTCCCAGAAAAAGAACCCGACATCCCCTTAAAAGATAGATTACCACAGCCTACGGGTTGGAGACTTCTTGTCATGCCATACAAAGGTAGGGCAAAAACAGAAGGTGGGGTGTATATGCCAGATGACGTTGTCGAGAGAGAGGCTCTTGCCACCGTTGTGTCATATGTAATACGGGTTGGACCTTTAGCATATAAAGACAAAGACAAGTTTGGAGACGGTGACCCTTGGTGTAAAGAGGGTGATTGGGTCTGCATAGGTCGATATGCGGGGGCACGATTTAAAATAGATGGTGGAGAGATACGCATTATTAACGATGATGAAGTCATAGCCACTATAGAACATCCAGATGATGTTTATAGCGTTTAGGAGATAGTATGGAACAAGAACAAGTAGCAGAAAAAGAAGAAGCCGTAGAGGTAGAGGTTGCTGACCCTTCTATAAAAGAACAGAAGGAACAAGAAGTAGAGGTAGAGGTTCCGACGGGAGAAAAAGCGGAAACTGAGCCAGAGAAAAAAGAAGATGAGTTAGAGAACTATAGTAAAAATGTTCAAGCAAGAATTAAAAAACTCACAGAAAAGTACCGCAAAGAGGAGCGAGACAGAGAAGAAGCTGTCCGTATGTCCCAAAGACTTCTTGAAGAAAACAAGCAACTCAAGCAAAGAATGGATAGTCTTGATCAAGGCTATCTATCAGAGTATGGCACGAGACTAGAATCTCAAGAAGAACAAGCAAAAAGAGCGTATGCTGAAGCACATCAAGCAGGTGACAGCGAAAAAATGTTTGAAGCTCAGAAGGCTTTGTCAAAGATATCTATTGAGCAAGAGCGATACAGACTTGCTAAGAACCAATCTGAGGCAGCTAAAAATCAACCAGAAGTGGAACAACCTGTTGCACAACCGCAACAGCCTCAACAAAAAGTGTCGCCAAAGGCAAAAGATTGGGCAGAAAAGAACGAATGGTTTGGTGAAGATGAGGTTATGACACAAGCTGCTTTTGTTGTACATAATAAATTAATACAAGAAGAAGGGTTTGACCCAGAGAGCGATGAGTATTATAGTGAAATTGACAGACGTATGAGAACAGAGTTTCCTCATAAGTTTGACAAGCAGAAAACGAGCAGTGGAGTTCAAGTTGCTTCTGCTAACTCTACAGCGTCTCGTAACACTCAGCAGAAGCGAAGATCGGTAAAACTATCGCCTTCTCAGATAGCGATAGCTAAAAAATTAGGAGTACCTCTTGAAGAGTACGCGAAATATGTGAAGGACTAAATGATGACAGATAGAACACCGAGAAATGAGACGACCCGTGAAAAATCTTCACGCAGAAAGCCGTGGGCACCACCAAGCAGGTTAAGTGCACCTGAACCTCCAGAGGGGTATAAGCACAGATGGATCCGTATGGCAACTCGTGGCGAAGACGACAAAGTCAACGTCCATGCCAAGATCAATGAAGGGTGGGAGCTTGTTCGAGCAGATGAATATCCCGAAAGGGACTTACCGACCATCGACGATGGAAAGTATGCAGGAATAATAGGAACAGGTGGATTAGTACTTGCCAGAATGCCTCTTGAAACAGTCAAGGAGAGGAATGATTATTATCGAGGACGAACTCGTGAACAAATGACTGCCGTTGATAGCGATCTAATGAAAGAGCAGCATCCTTCGATGCCAATCACAAATGATCGCCAAACTAGAGTTTCATGCGGGGGTCGGGACGACTCCTCTAATAAGTAATGCTTAATAGGAGCTATAAATGTCATGGACGTTGACTTTG